AATTAGATGCTGATAAGGCTTTATAACTATGTTATTAAATAAGTTACTTGCATTAATAATTTCATCAGCATTTGAAGAAAAACCATTAGCAGAAGATAAACCAAGTAATAATGGAGATGTAACCCTATGTGTTAACATAATCATTTTCTTGCATTCTTCTGATAAATAAGAATAGTGCTGTGGTGCATCATTTAAAGGCACATCATCAACAGTAGCTTTACTTTCGGCATTATCGTTAAAACTAATAATAACCTTTTCGCCCATTGATCCAGTAAGCTTGTTTAAAACTTGGTTTTTTATAATTTCTTGTTTTTCTGGTGAAGGCACTCCATTAGAAAAATTCACAATTTTTGTGCCTGAAAAACCACTTATGCAATCATTTATGAGATAATCTGCTATTTCTTTTTCTAACACTGCATAGCTTGTTTGATAATCTGCTGGAGAATAATAATAATAGCCAGTAACATATCTTCTAACTATAAAAATCTCATTCTTAGCACCACTACCAAAAACTGGAAATTTCTTTAATGTAGAATTCTTTGTAACCTTTGACCAATCAGCAGAATATAAGTAATTTTTAACTTCACCATCTTCTCCTACTTTTTCAGCTCTTAATGTTTCTCTTGGGAAGTGTGTAATGCTTGCTATTTGATTGCCTTTGTAAGTAACTTGAAAGCTTCCTTCACCTAATAACTTTAAATCTTGACACACTCTTCTTAAATCTTTAGCTTTTAGCAAGCTTCGCATTTGTGCGTATTGCTCAGGCTTTCTGTTGCTGTCAGTAGCATCTAAACCTTTGCCATAAATTTGGTTAACAACTCCATTAATAACTGCATTGTTGGTTGTTGAATCCATATAAGCCTGAATAAGGCATTCATAATAATCATTATTCTCACCAATGCCAATCCAATCTTGGTTTCTTTCTTCAGTAATGATGGGCCTATCATAACCTGAGAGCTGTATTAAATGTAAATTATCCATTATGCAAATATATATTGGTTATCACCAGTACTCTGTTCAACATAAACATTATTACTTATATTAAAAGTGCTTAATGTTTGATCTGTTGAAAATATCTTATCTCTATAAATTAATACACCATCAGTAGTATTCATTATCTCATAGGTGTAAAAATTAGCTTCTGTTAGTGCTTGTGTAGTGCTGTAAGTGTAGTAATACTTAACTTCAGTAAAAGTTGCGTTAGCATCTGTGAAAATAACTTTGTTTTGTTCTTCTGACTTTATCACAATAGAATAAGTTTTAGCATTATCTATTTTAACTCTACTTGTAAAGTTAATCAATCTTGTTCCACTTGTTGTTAATACTTGCATATTTTTTTAAATAAAAAAGGGAAGGCTATTTCTAAAAACCTTCCCTCAATTAAACACTATATATATTGAATCAAACTAACAAAGATTCCATTTTAGCTATTAGTTCCAACTACTATTGTAACTGTTGCACTACTCATTCCAGCAAACGGATCAGCTGAAGTTCCATTAAGAATGAAATTAGCAGGCTTTTTTTCAGAGCCTACCATAGTTAAACTGTATCCTGAAAAATCTCCCATAGCAGCACCAGTAGCAATAGAACCACCAGTAACTTCACAGCCATAATCTAAACCAGCTAAAATGAAGTTAGAATTGTAATCTTCTATTACTATATGGGGACGGCCATAAGAAAGTAATTTAACTTCCTTGTTATCTTCCTTGCTTAATTTTGGTAAAGATAAAGTTAAAGTTTGCTCAAAAAAGGTAGTTCCAGTATCTCTTGAGCTGTTAATTGCTTGCTCAAGATTTGAAGTTCCTTTAACATCATATTGATAAGCAGAAAAAGTTCCAGTCATATCACTAATTGCATCATCAGTTTCTGTTACAGTTCCCATATCACCAAAGTTAACAAACCAAATACGAGTTATTCCTCCGATTATATCTTTACATGGTACTTTACGCCCAGCTGTTATATCACACGCCATTTTATTAGTATTAATAAAGGGAGTTTTTACACTCCCTTAAAGTTTATAATTTATTGATTAGGTGTAATAAGTAACCTCACCTAAAAGCCCGATTTGTACTCCAGCTTTCCATCTTGCAATGAATCTTACGTTTTGATCTCCTAAAGTTTCAGAAGTATCAACTAAACGAAGTTCAGATAAATCACCTAAGAACCCACATCCGAAGAATAGGTTAGAAATTTGTGTACATATCATTTTGTTAGCTGGCATTCCTGGTGCTAAGAAAATTGGAATACCATCAAAAGTTAAACCACCACCATCATACCATTGAGTCATTTTATCATCAGTACCAGCAGAACCAGTTAATGCAAAACCACCTAAAGCTCTAATGTAAGCTTGGAAAATTCCGTTTCCTACATAAATTCTTAAATCTTCTTTATCAAGTAGTGCAGGTGTGTTAGCTGCTACGTGGTCAACCACTTTACCAAGCTCAGTAGTAACATTTGCAGCAGTTACAGTAGTACCTACAACAATAGCCCCACCAGCTAAAGAAGCAATGTTTGCTCCAGCAATAGTAGTAATTCCATCAAATTCTCCAGCGTTAGCATTAACACCAGCCCAAACATTTTGTTCAGTTTTTTGAGCAATTTTAGCAATGTATTGTTGAGTAATAAAATCAGCAAATGATTTAGGTAAACTCTGATTCATTACAGAATATCCCATTTCAGCAGCTTGCCATGTTTGAGCCCAAGTTTTCTTACACTCAGTTTTGTTAACTTGAAATTCTTCTACTTCAAGCACTCTTTCAGTAACAGTTAAAGTTCCTGCATCTGCATAATCACAAGTTGCATTAACTATAAAATCATCACCCATAGCTACTTTTTGAATTACTTCTTTAAAAGCTATGTTTGGTAGAACAGTCATTCCACCATTATCTAAGGTTTTCCCACTTAGAAGGGCTGCTGCGATGTATCTATTTTTAAATTCACCGGCATATGTTGTTGTAATTGTTGTTGCCATTTTTTTTTAATTATTTAATTTTTGGTAAATTCTCTGTTGTAAAGTTTTAGGATAATTTGATTTATTTATTTTAAATCCTTCTTCTTTGATCTCTGGAGAATGTTTAATTGGTTCAGGTGTTTCAGTAGAAAGCTCAACTTCAGTTGACAATTCTTCTTTAACTTCTTCTTTAGCTGCTTCAACTTCTGTATCTCCACCTTCTTTGGCTTCTTTAAGTTTAGCAACAGCTATTTCTAAATTTTTAATTCTTTTTTCCATTCCAGCCCAGTCATAAACTGCTGCTTCATCATCTGGCATCATATCTTCTTTCTCCTCTTTCTTCTCTTCTGCCATTTCTTCTTCTTTAGCTGGTACATCATCAGATACATCTCTCATATCTGCTATTAAACCCTCTTCTTCAACTACTAATAACCTTCCATCTTCAAGGATATATTCTCCTACTGGAAGTGCTATTTTTTCATCATCTGATTTAATAAATACTGCTTCGCCTTTTTCGAATTTTTCAGCTTCTACAACAGTACCGTTCTGTAATTTCATTTCGGCAAGATTAACTTCTTCAGTTAGTTCTACACCTACTATGGATTTGATTTTGTTTAATACTTCGTTTGCTTTCATAATAGTAATGTAATTTTATTATTAAAGTGTTATACCTTTTTTTTTAATTAACTCATAAACATTAAATCTGCTTCACCACCAAATGCACTTCTTTTACTCATTTCATCTTGCAGCTTTATTGCATCTTGCATACCATCTATTGAATTAGCATTAACCCCTAATTCTTTGGCGGTTATTTTAATTTTATCCATAAGTTTAACCATTTGCGAATATAATGGCGATTTTTCTTTTTCCATTTCATCAAGTTTGTTTGACAAAGAGTTATAATCACCTACTGCTTTTCTAAGTGTTTTTTGTTCACTTTTTATTTTATTTTCAAAACTTTTAATTTCTTTTATAATTTGTTTTGATTTATTTAATATTTTTTTTAAATCTTCTATATCTGATAATTCTACTTTATGAGTTTCTAACTCAGTTTTCTCTACTGAATTAAGTTTTTTGTAAATCGTTTCTAATGTTTTCATAATAGTAATGTATTATTTATTAATTATTGTTATACCTTTTTTTTATGCTTGTGTTTTTCCTACACCTTGAGCCCTTAGTGTACCATTACAGCATTTAGTTTTATAAGTACCATCATCACATAAACAACCTTTTCTGCTTCCAGCTCTTGGTGAGGTTCTGCTTTTTTCACCTCTTTTAATTTTATTTCTCATAATTATTAATTTATATGTTTTTCACATGGCATATACCAAGTTTTATTTTCAAATTCGTGAGTATGATAACCTTTACAACCTATGTTCTTAGCTATCTCTTCTGCTTTCTCTTGTGTGCTATAAGCTAACCGATCATCTATAACAGCAAAATCATCATCTATAACCATAGAAGCTAAATCTATTTCACCAAGTTCTTTAAGTTTGCTTTTACTCCAACCTAAAGCAGATTTACCACCCCACAATAAATAAGAAATAGTTCCACACGCTTTAGTATCTCCTTCATTATAGTATTCTTCTGCTCTTGATAAATAGCTATACATTCTTTTAATCGTATCTACACTAACTGCTTCACCTTTTGCTAATTGTTGTGCCCTTACTTTTCCAACTTGAGTAGCACATTTATTATTAACTTTTTCGTTAAGTTCAATACCTCTTTTAGCATTGTTGCTTACTGAATCAGGATAATCAGAAAAGCTTTCTAAACTAATCTTTTTTTTTTAGTAAATAGATTTTTAATTTCTTCTATTTTTTTAAGTGCTTCTATTTCGCTTTCATCTTTACTTGCTTGAATAGTTGCTTTATCTGCAAAGTAACCTTCAATAGAAAATCCTTTTACTTTTCCTGTTTTTACAAAATCATTCCATATTTCAGAATTGTTAACTTTCATTGATATCATCCAAGTACCAACAGGTACATCTAAACCGTAAATAGCTGATTTATCTTTTTCAGTATTTTCTACTATCCAACTTTCAACTACTGTTAAATTATTAATATCTAAATTATGTTCTAAGGTTGCGTTGTTTTGATTGCCATTTTTAAAGAATAATTCAGAAGCTTTTCTAACTGTTTCATTACTAAAATAAACATAGTAATCTTCATCATCACCTTTTCTAAAAATTGGTTTATTAGGAATTAAAGCAGCTCCCATAAGTATTTGTTTTTCATCATTTACTTTAGCTAACTTAATTTCCTGAGAATTTAAACTTATGAAATCTGATTCTATTGCTCCAGCAGATACTAAACTCACCGCTTCGATTCCATTTACTTCGTTTTCTTCATCTATTAAAAGTTCTATTATTTTCATTGTTTCTATTTTTTAAAATGTTGCTGTATCTATTATATTGTTTTCTAATGCTTGTGCTGTTGTTACATCACCACTAACTACATAAGCTTTAACTGGTGTATTGTTGTTTTGGCCTAAAGCAGTTGCAATTTGATTAAATCCACTTTGCCCTACTATATTAAAATCAGGTGCTTGTTGTGTTGCACCAGTTGAAGAATAAGAAGGTGAAGTACCACCACCACCACCACTTGAACTTGATCCTTGAAATTCTGTTGCCTGAATCTGTTTTACATTTAACAAACCACCAGTAACCGCTGCAGCTGCTGCTGCTATACCTAATGCTGGGCCTACTACTGGTACACCTACTAAAGATTTATAAGCTGCTGTTGCACTTGCATAAGTATCAATTAATGCTTGTGCTATGTTGGCAGCCTTCTGAATTTTAAAAGCTTTCTTTTGTTCTTTTTCACTTTCACCAGCAAAGAGTTGAGCTAAATTAGCTATTGTAGTTAAAGTGTTTTTTACTCCATCTATTTTTTGCTGTTCTATTTCATCTTCTTTTTTCTTATTTTCTAACCTTGCTTGTGTTAGTTCATTATCTAAAGTAGCTTTTCTAATATTAGATTCTGATATAAAATTTTCTAACTCAATTTGAGAATCTACATAAGCTTGAGTATCTTGCTTATAAGAATCTCTTTTAAGTGTTAACCTTTCTTCTTCTATACCTCTTTCAATCTCCAGGTTTTCAAGTTGTTTTAAAATTCGTTCTTCATCACCTTTAATTAATTCAGCGTTAGCGTTTAATTCGTTAATTGTTCTTTCTGCTGTTGCATCTTTTATAGTTTGTTCAAGTTCAAGTTGCTCTTTACTTAATGCTAAATCGTTTGCTTTCTGCTCACTTCTAAAACCTTCTATTTGTGCTAATACTGCTGTTTTTTCATTTTGTGCTTCTAATAATGCTATTAAACTTTCTTGCGTTCCATTTAAGTCGTGTTGTGCTTGTGCTTGCCTAATTTGTAAATCAACTTGCTTTAGCATAGCTTCCTCTTGTTCATCAAGAACAGCTTTTAAATCATCATTAGCTTGTATTCTTTCAGCAATAGTATTTCTTTCTTCATCTCTAACTTGCCTTAGTTTTTCTGCTTCTCTATCGTATTGCTCAACTAAACCTTGTTGTTGTACTCTTGCTATCTCTGCTGCTTTTGCAAGCTCTACATTTGCCTTTGCTCTAGCAATACTTGATTTAATATCTATTTCAGATATTTTACCTATTGCTGTTGTTGTAAATTCTGTTATTTCTCCTGCTGCTTCACGTACATTATTAAAAATATCTACATAAGCACCGCCTAAATCTTTACCAACTTGAAGCACATCTTCACCAGTTTCTGCTAATGATGCTTTTAATTCCTTTATAGTTTCAGGATCGCCATCACCAAGAAAAGAAGATTCCCATGCTAATTGTGCACCTAGAACCGCTGCTTTAATTGCGTTAAAAGTTAGCTTCAATGGTGTTAGTGCAATTGTAATAACTGAATCTACGATTTTACCCATAGCATTAAAACCATCATTTGCTTTTCCTAATTCATCAGCAGTATTAAAAATAGCATTGAATAAATCATTAAATATTATTGTTGTCGTTTCACCTATAACATTAAAGGCATCCATAACCCTTTGGTTAGTTTGAAACAATTCTGTTAACTTAGCAAAGGCAGTAATAATTAAACCAATACCAGCAGCTTTAAAAGCTAACCCTATTTTATTAATTGCACCTCTAACACCACCAGCAGTTTTATCAGTTGCCTTTAACCCTTTGTTTAATTTACCTGTTTGCTGTTCAGCATCCTTTATACTATTAGGCACACCTTGAATACTCTTATCCAGCTTTTTAACATCTTTCAATGCTTTAGCTGTTTCAATATTCATTTTAGCATTTAACTCCTTTTTAATCATAATTCCTTGAGTTTATTTTCTAATTTTTTAATGTAAAAACCTTCTTTAAATGTTAGTGCTACTTTGTTAACTCCTAAAGCAATAATAATATTTTTATCGTATGCTTTAATCTCTTTTATAAACTCTAATGCTTCTATTATTGTTTTCATTTAGCTTGGTTCGTTTAATAGTTCTAATGTACTTCTACCAGTTTGTAAATCAGTAGTTATTTTATTAATAGTATATGCTTTACCTGAAATAAATACTTTATCAGCTAAACTATAAGTTAATAAGAATTTCAACGGCAATACTGCTTTAAATTTAAATATTCTTGTTTTAGTGTTAAATACTCTTTGAATATAAGATTGATAAAACTTCTGAAATAGGCTATTATTATTCCCCCCATAATCTGTTAAAGTATAGCTGTTTATCTCACTACCAAAATTAAGATTATAAGCTGGAGCTGTTGAAACACTTCCTAACTCATTTGCATTATGTGGCATCCAATAATTAGTAATTGAAGTTCTTGTGCCTACTGGTACTAAACCACCAGCAGTAGGCCTTGTACTATCTACATAGTTTATAGCTGTGCTAATGCTTGTATTATAAATACCATAAAACAGCAAAGGTGAACCAACAACAGAATTACCATCACTATCAACACTTAATCCATATTGTATTTCTGTATTAGTACCAGTTGTTAAATCAGGTAATCTTTCGTAAAGCATATGACCAAAAGGAGAAATTATTTCGTATTTATTACTTTGACTTGCATCTGCTATAAAATCTAAACTCCCATATTCTAAATTATTTAGGTTTAAAAATGCTTGTGCAAGTTTTGTTTTAGGTTCAGGAAAATTAAAACTAATGCTGCTAAATGGTAAAGCTTCGCCAACAGTATGTTGGTTTTTTTCTACATATTCTGTTAAATTGTGTGTTGTTGTGCTATCTCCATAAAAATCATTTAAAGTTTTAACTACTATTTCATTATCTGAATTTAAAAAAGCAGTTAAGTTAAACATCTTAAACAAACCTTTAAGAAAATCAAGAACTTTAATATCAGGCACTTGCTCAGTTGGCCTTATATAATCTATTGCTACTGGCACATTAGAAGAGTTAGAAACAAAAAAACATCTATCAGTTAATGGTGTGCCTACTGTTATTGTTACTGTTTGACCTACTGTAATTGTTGCTAAAAACTCAAAAGCTGCTATGGTTTCTATTCTACAAGTAATATTTTTACTTTCTCCTATTGCCATAGGATTTGAAGCTGTATCTAATAAAATTTGCTTACTACTATTACCCGTATTATTCCCTTTAAAAGCTAATTGATCTCCAGTTAATGAATCATAAATAATAATATCATAAGGCACAGAAGTAAAACCAGTTGCAGCATTTATAGAAACATCAAAGAAAAAATCATAGTTATCAGTAGCAAAATTTGTAGTTTTAGTTATCTTATAAACTCCATTTATAAATTGAGTAGGTGCAGCAGTATATAAAGCACATAAATTAGAAGAAGGCACTATTGCACTTGGGCCATCACTTCCAGTAGAAGGATTTCCACCACAAGTAAAAGCTGTTGAATCTAAAATAATAGAATTCTTACTTTCTATTTTTCCCTTATCTCTATGCAACCATAAATAAACATTACTAAACTCTGTACTATCAAAAAATTCACTTGATTTAAAGTTAATATTATACTGCTGTTCTATTGCCTTAACTATTAAGCTTGCTTTTATTGCTGGTTTTAAATCTTCAGGTAAAACACCTCTTTGAGTATTGTTTGTAGATGCTGTTGAAATATTTCCTGAATCAGTTAAATTACCAGCACTATCATAAATATATCTTTCACTATGTGAAATTAAAGGATGTATAATAGCATCTGTATAACTTACACTACTAACAGTAAAATCTAAGCCAAGAGATAAACCAGCTAACACATTAGAACTTAAAGCCTGATAACTGAAATTATCCATCCAAACTAAGTTGTTAAGCTTATCTTCTCCAAATAAATTGTTAAGGCTAACAGTTTTGCCGAAGAAAGTAATCTTGTAAGTATGAGGTTTATTATCTTTCATTGTAACCTCTTGAAGTTTAACTTTACCCTCTCTAAATGGTTGGTAGTTTAATTCAATCTTAGCATTACTTTGTATGTTAGCATCAAAACCATCAATATCAGGATTATACCAATGTTGAAATAGTTTGTTGTTCTTAGAGCTTGCTGGCAAATTAAAGGTTCTGCTATAATCAGTAAACACCTTATCTATATCTCTAATATCTTGAATGACTTGAGTTAAGCTAACATTTTCATCATTTAACAAATCTACTTTAACGTAATCTTGCTCTACTCTATCTCTTTGCTGAGGTTGTATATATATTATTAATTCTTGCATTAATGAACATTATTAATAGTATCAAAAGAATAAGAAAAGTTAATAGTGTAATTTATTAACCTATCATTTAAAGCAGTTTTGTAAGCTATATTGCTATCTTTTACATTCATTGGATAAGTAACAGCACCTCTAAGCATCCAAACATATTGACTTAGTAACAATTCTTTGAAGCTGTCATTCATGGCTTCTAATACATAACCAGTATTTAGAACAATGCTTTCATTACCCATTATATTAAAATTCTTACTTTGGTGGTCAAAAACATCATAAGTTAAAGCTACTTCATTTAATAAGTTTCTTTGAAATACATCTCTTTTAACATCTAAATTTTCAGCAGATTTTTTAAAGAAATATAAGTTTTGTAAAGCACCTAATTTATTTAAGAATACTACTTTATTAACTGGATATTTACATTCATCAATAAGTTCTATTGTGAAGGTTTGAGTTCTTGTACCTGAATCATAAACAACATCTACTTGATCAACATTTAAAACTGTGCTTGTTATGTATTGTATTTTTTGGTTAGTGTTGCCATTATCAGTAATAGAATGAGTACTAACAGTAACACCATTTAACTTAAAGTTTACCGTTTCTGCTATTTCTGCATTTACTGGTATAATAGCATAATCAGTATCTAAAACTTGAATTGCTGAAGCTGTTACTAATGCTGGTTCTATATAATTAAAATTAGCATTATCTTTAAAATTAGTATAACCATCAAAAGCTAAAAAAGTTGTTGAAACTAATGTACCAACAGCAGTAGCAGAAAAAGGTGTAACATCTGCAATAATCCATAACACTTGGCCAGCACTTGAAGTATAAGTACCATTAAAATTAACTTCATAATAATCTCTTACCAGCTCATTTATTTCAAATGTTACTGAAGTTTCATTATTAATAACATCTTTATTTAATGTATAAGTTGCTGTTGCTGGCTTATCACCTATAACACCAGTAAAAATATAAAGCTCTAATTTAAAATAAGTAGCATTAGTAAAACTTGCTGTTCTTATATATCTTGGGCTTCTTGTTAAACTCAATGTACTCATTCTTCTATATTTAAATTATCATCCATAAAACCTAAAACCATTTCATCACTATATTTAATCCAGCCTCTTTCAAAAGGTTTAGAGAAAAAATAGGTTGGCCTAATACCTGATAAATATATACTTCGAGCCATTAAATATTTTAATGTTTTTCTGCTCATAAATTTACCTTCTTTATCTCTTGGTGCTATTCCTTTTCTAATTATCCATTTATCTAAACCTCTTGTTAACCCACCTTTAGCACCACTTTTAGTTCCAAACTTATAATCAGAAAAAGGAGCTTTCTGTTTTCCATACCACTTTGAGCTTTTTGGTAAACCTTTTGGATTTTTACCTCTAACACCTTCATCTACAAAAGGTGCATAATCAAGCATTTCAAAAAAAACAGTTCCATCATCTACATAATAGCTCAAACTATTATATAAATTCGTTGAAGCATTTTTAGTACCGTAAGGTGGATAACCTTTAGTAAGATTAGTTCGTGCTTGCTGAATAACATACTTAGCGTATTTATCTAATGCCTTTTCAAATTCTCCCATTAGCAATAAGTCATATTATCATAAGTGTTAATAGTAAAAGTAACAGCCCAACCAGCAAGATGGTTTTGGAATCTATCTTCAAAAGGTTCACAACCAGCAGCACCTTCAATTTCAAATTGATCTCTAAAAGCATCACCTTTTTGTAATACTCTTAATACTCTTGTTGCAAGTGCTAATTGAGTATTTAAAATTTCTTGTGTGTTGTCATTACCTAAAAATGCGTTAATATCTTCAGCATTATTAATATCTACTAAATCCATAAAAAATACAGTCATATTATGCTGAACTAAATTTTCTGTTATGGTAGCATTGTTAACAGTTATATGAGCTAAAGGAAATAAACTCTGTTTGCTTAAATCTATATCTCCTATATTACCAAAAGTTACTTCATTGTTAAAAGGTTCAGCACTTACAGCATCTTTGATTTTATCTATTACTCTAAAAAAACTATTCATCTTCTTGCTCTTTTCATTATATCATTTTCTAACTGCATTTTATCTTTTTCAAATGCTAACATGGTTAAACACTTATGCACGTTTATTCTTGTTACTTTATCTAATTCTCTAATATTTCCCTTTGATAAGGAGTAAACAGATTGATACCAATTCCACTTGCTAGCGAATCCTTCAGCTCTTGTGGAATTACCACTGAATCCTGAGTTTTCAAATAGCTCAGGATATGTTTTTGTAACTCGCTTTTTAAATTGCAAAAAAAAACTAAAGCACCCATTACTACGTTTAAAGGCATTCCAGATAAATTATATTTATCAGCACTTTCATAATCTTCAATTAAGTACTTATCTTTTCGCTTGTATTTAATGGGCCTGAATAATACAGTCATTGCTTTACTCATTGTTTGCCAATCTGCTAAATATGAATCTAAATCAATATATTCTCCAAAAGTCATTTCATCAAGCTGAGGAATAAAACCATACTCAATATCGTTTAAAATAAATGTAGGTATAAAATCAGGCTTTTCATTAAATAGGTTATCTATATGTTGTGTTACTTCATCAACATCTTTAACCTTCATTTGTAGAACTGTTTCAAGTTTAGCATTGCAGAAAATCTCTATCATCTTCTGCTGAAAGAAAGTAGATACTTCTTCATTCTCTATAATCTTAACCCACTTTTGATATTGAGCTAATGTAATTTCTTTTAAAGATTCTGGTATTGATAATTCAATCTTCATAATAGTAATGTAGTTTTATAGTGTTAGTGTTATATACAAATTTAAAAAAAGTTAGTATAAAAAGTATTCTCCACTATTTGGATTTTGTAGCTGATAGCTAACAGAATAACGCAATGCGTCAAGGCAATGGTTAAAAGAATCTTGTGGAGTTTGGCTTTTCTTTTCTAACCAACAGTAGTTGTTAAGCTCTTTAATTAATTCAATGCTTTCAGGATCAATAACCAAATCGTAATCTTGTAATAAGCTAATTCCATAAGTTATACTTCCTTGCCCTTTTATAGCTGCTACTATATTGCAACCTGAAGATTTAATTTCAGATATTAATCTTGGTTCTGCTGAATCTCCAACTATTAGATTTTTACCAGCATACTTTTTATTAAGTATTGTTAATTCGCTTGTTGTAAGCTTAGTTTGATATACACACTGCTGAACATAAATAACTTTATTATCTTTATCTATGCTTGTTTTAATTAATGTACTTGGGTCATTACTAAAACCATAATCTTGACCAAATACAATTTTCCCTACTTGCTTAAATTCTCCTATTGACCAATTATTATAAATTACACCTTCAGCTTTATCTAACCAACTGCCCATGATAGTATGCTT